AGTAATTACTCACTCACACAACTAAACTCTTAGTTATATAACTAAAGACTTAGTTCACACTAATAACTTACTAACAATCAATAAGTTATCAATTAAATATAATCAATGTTCCTTCGGAATAGAGATTAAGTATTCTTTAATAAAACAGCTCAAAAAGCCTAAATAAAGTGTTTACTATTACATAAACCCACAATAAGATTACTGTAAGCTTATTATCTTTTTTAAAAGATGCAATAAAAGCTGCTAATACAATAATAAATAGTATAAATGCTACCATAATGTTAATTGTTTAAATGTTAATAAATGTATTTAATAAAGCACAAAGAGAATAGTGATTGTTACACAGGATTTCTCTCGTTAACACTAAACTCAATGTGCTCATTATAATAAGCTGTTATAAGCCTACCATATTAAGTAAGCTATAATACAGTAATCATTATTACTACTCCCTAAGGAGCTTATAGCCTACTAATTACCACTTACTATGTAGTAAGCTAATAATCAATGTTTTCAGCTCTATAAGCTCTTAATAAGATAAATACAATCAATACTATCAATGTTGGTATTACCATGATTAAATGTTTTAATGTATTAATGTTAAACTATTTAAAGGTAACAATTAAACCAAAGAACGACATCATCTCAATCAAGAGACAATGTGGTTCAATAGTTCAATGTTAACTTAGTGATTAGTCACGTGACTCCTCAAGTTCAGCTTCAACAGTAGCTACTGAAGCCCAAGGGTCTGCACCAAAGTCACTAGATTCATTACGAAAGCCAACACCTTGAAGATGTGACATTACCATAAATACTGGTTGACCTTTAGTAAGATAAACAGTAGAGTTGTAGCTGCTACCAGTAGTCATACGAACCTCACCATCCTTAGACATGTAGTTACCAGCATGAACTCTAGCGTTACTTGTAACAACTTCATCAGAAGCATTTACATACTCCATGATAGCAATATGATAATCACTACCAGTAGATTTAGACTTGTATGTCTTTGGTGCTCCATCAAGCATGTTGAAAGCAATAAGCTTTGCAGTAAATGGAGCTTCAATTGTGTCTGGACGCACGTTTCCGTTAGCATCCAATGATTCGATAAATTTGAATTTTGGCATAATGTTGTGTATTTAGATTAAGTATAAAGGCATACGGGTCTTTCCCTGCCAATAGTTAGCCCTGGGAGTTGTGATGGGATACCTGTCGTATATATCTACACAATCAATTTTTTATAATAAATAATTTAAAAAAATAATTTTTACCTAACTCTCATTATAAAGTACAAATACCACTTGTTATGCTCACTATATTAAGTGTTATCTGCTATTTCTTATTAAGAATCATTCTAAATAAGGATTATTTTGTTAATGATATGTTAATTAATTAGGAATACCACTTTTAATGTTGTATATTTGCACTGTAGTTGACTCTATTGTTGCACACTGCACTTATTTTGAGAGGTTAATACCTTTGGTTTGTAAGTATACAGGTGTAAATAGGTTAAACTTGATGATATAAGAGGTGCAGTCAGTACTCAGAACACCAGAGTAAGTTAAGTGGTTAAAACCTGACAAGTACGATAACCCTAGTAATAGGCAACCTACCTCAAAGTTCTCAAATCAATTACATTTTCTGAATAGTAGTAATCCTAGCGTAAGCTTTCTTGGGTTTAAACCTACTATTCTTTTAATTAGACTCAATTAAAGAAGTAGTACTTAAAACTTATATATTATAAGTGAGAAGTGAGCTGTGTTTAAGCTATAAGTCTATAGTATATAGGAATTACCCTGTATATAATACAACTTTAGAAGAATATTACCCACTATCTGTTACAATACGTAATATTAAGTATAATTCCTACTAGGTTAATAAAATAAATGACTAATTTCTTTGTGGTCTCGGTTATTTTACGTACCTTTGATGTATGAAAGAAAAAGATAACAAATGTACATGTAATGACCCATCTACTTTTACGATGGATAAGCATGATGAAGCGTATATGCATAAATGCCCTCATTGTATAAGTTTAATATGGGAAGCTGCTAAACCTACTTTAAAAGGTGTTAAAGGCAGTATTATAATGTGTGGATCTTGATAATAAAGAAAAGTATACTTGGGATTTAATGGGTGTTAAAAAAAAGTAATGAAAGAAATATATGAATATAAAGTGCATACGAATGTATTTGAAAGAAATAGTGCATACCTTGACTTAATATTCTTAGGTACTACATTGTGTAGTGATTATGCTGATGGTATTAAAGACTCTGAGTTTTTATATAGGAATTATACTGTTAGTATGTCATCAGAAGATGCTGATATGTTTGAAACTGATATGTTTGAGCATAAAGGAGGATTAGCTACGATGAGTTATGATTACTTAGCTGTAGATGATTATAGAGTATACATGGTGGTAAATGGTGTGGTATTAGCAATAGAAATAATATGAAAGATAAAACTAAAGATGGTGATTTAATAACTACTACGGATGCTGAAGGACGTACTTGGAGTTGGGTGTATAGTGATTGTGCTTACTTCAGCAATACACAACAGAATATTCAAGAAGAATCGTTTAGATTCGGTATATTAGATATGAGTAATGGAGAATTTACATTGATAGATGATAAAGATGAAAGAAAAAGATAAACAAAGTCTTATAGAAAGATTAATTCCTTTACAGCAAACTTATGATTATTATATGAGAGCTATATTTGATAAAATAAATAAGAAATGAAACAACAAATTGAAGAAAATGCTAAATACGATAAGATAGGAGAAAACTCTTCTTTACCTACAGAAGAAGAGTTTTTAAAGTTTTTAGAAGATATGGTTAATAAATCTACTGATGACATCGTCTTTGGAAATGCAATGAAATCAATATACGAAAACAGACCAGAGGTAATTAAAGATATAGATGAATGGGAAAAGGAGTTAAAAAAGAAATAGAAGATCATGAAGCGTTTGAGATTATAAGTACTACAGACAGAGAGCAGTTTGATAGCTTCTTAGATGATTTAACTAGTAACCAAGAATATCCTGATGAGATGGAAATATTTACTAGTGATATAGGATGGCATAAAATAAAAGATTATAGATGAATAAGTTAGAAGTTAAAGAGTTTCTTAAAGTAAAATTAAACGAAGGGTATATAACTCATCCAATGCTGTTAGAGCTTTATAAAGATGATGAAATTATTCTAGATGACATGCTAAATATGATGTATAGTATTCCTAAAAGAAGAGAACATGTTATATTTTGTAGCAGTGAATTAGGTAAAAAAATAAATGATATGCTTTTAAAAGATTATAAATGAGTGATAAATTGATTATATATTGCAATATGCATAATGAACCCGAAAATAATTGTACTAAGTGTGCAACACATATTAAAGAATTAGAAATACTATCTTGGGGTAAACAACCTATTAAAAAAGATAACGTAAAATTACTTAAAATAAAAGCTAGAAGAAATGGTTTTAATTGGGGTTATGCACAAAAGTTATGGGAAGATAGTTTTAAAAATAAATAAATGAAAGAAAAAAAATATACATACCCTAGAGTAGACTTTGAAAGACAAATGATAGAACCTGATGGTGAAACACCTGTAATACAGATGATATTTACAAGTATTGTTATTGATAGGTTTGGTGAAGAGGAGGTAGTACAGCTTATAAGCTTCTATCCTTATGTAGGTAAAAGAGATGGTGAGTGTGAAATGGATAGTGCAGATGTATTCCATCAGATGTGTAGAGAGGCTTACTTTGCTGATGATGAAGAGGATGATACCGCACATGATACCGCACATGACGATAAGTCTTTAAATGAAGGTAATATAACGTTTAATAAAGATGATGAGAGATGGTAGATTTTAATAAAACACCGTATTTGTATAGAGTAACACTAGATGCTGAAAAATCAAGTTCTGACAGTAAAACAGGACATTGCTATTTTGTACTTGACGGAAAAACTAAATTAATTCCTTATGATCAATTTGAATTTTATTCTAGGGAACAACTTACTAAGGAAGAGGTGATAAAGAAGTGTGAAGGCAGTCATATAATTAGAGTATCTGGAAATTTTAGACCTATAGATCTTAAGTATTATACACCTAGTTTAAAAGAGTTCCATAGTGGATTTAAATATGAATACTTTGCAGAAGATAATAATGAATGGTCTAAAGAAGTATTTTACTTAAATAAATCTCATATAGACCTAGTCAAGTACGTTGAAGCAGATAAGCTTCCTAAAGTACGCTGTAAACTCCTTGATAAAATTGATATAGAGGATTTAGGTTTTACGTGTATGGGAGGATATGATATAGATACTGTTACAAGATTGTTTAAAATGTTAAACAATAAAGGTTATTGGGTACATTTGGGAGTATTATTTTTATCTGATAGAGCAGTTGTAGAAGTTAAATCTTCTGTAGAAGAAAATTCTATAGAAACTTTATTGGTGCATTCTATTACTATTAAAAACAAGTCAGAATTAGTTAAATTACTAAAACAATTAGGAACAAAATAAAGAAATTCCTAATATTTAATATTAAGGTAGTAGGAATTACTTGTTACCTGACATACCTTTGTACAAGCAAACAATGAAGAAAGAGTTTAATTTAAAGGGAGACAAGAGAGCATTTTTTAAGTTGTACATTCAATTGTTGTCAATACAGAATCCTATAAGCACATTAAGAAAACAAGATAGGGACGTATTAGCAACAGTTATGTACAACCATGCTGTTATTGCCAGTGAGTATAAAGATGCTGACAACCCAAAGAAATGGAGAGCATTGTTCTCATATGAGAATAGATTAAAGATGATTGATGAATGTAATATGGCTGAAGCAGGATTTGCTAACTGCCTTACATCATTAAGGAAGAATAAACTACTTGATGCTGACAATAGATTACACACAGTATTAAGAGTGTACCCTGATAAAGCTAATAGTGTAGTGTTTAATATTAATTTAAAAGAAGAGACAGGTGAGTAAAGAAGAGAGAATGGTAGGTAATACTACTAGGATGGTTGATAAATGTATACAAGATTTATTTACTACAGGAACTTGTATTTGTAGAGATAATATAGATGTTAAAAAGGCTCATTATGAAGTATATAAAAAAGTAGACACCAGACTAAAAACTGAGCATTATAGTACGTGGCGTACTACCATAACAGATCACAAAACTTGGACTATTTCATTATCTAAAGATGATTGATGATAACAAACTTGAGATTATCCGTAAAGTAGCTAAAGAGCATGGTATATCACCTACAGTATTAGCAAGAGCATGGACGAATCAGTTTAAAGTTGTTAAAGAAGAGATGCAGAAAGCAGAGAAAGGCAACTATGAATCATTCCCTGTAATATATCTAAGAAGGTTAGGTAAGTTTGTACCAAGCAAAGGAATGATTACACATATGACTAAGAATAGTAAAAGACATGAAAAGTAAAGATGAAAAAATTAAACAAATTAAAGATATTGCTAGTGGTTGGAAGAATTATGTCATTAGGAATCCTACTACAGAAGCTGAATCCTTACGTAGAACAGCTATATGTGTGGAATGTCCTCTTTTAAAGAATGATGGTATTACTAGATGTGAAGTATGTAATTGCCCTACAGCTATGATGACTAGAAGTGAGAATAAAGAATGTGAACATCCAGAAGGAAGTAAATGGTAGAAGAAAAAGAATTTATTGATTTAGAAGGAGTTGATGATATTATAATAGCTGGTTATGCAGAAAATATTACAAATATAAGAGATGAACTTGGAGAGATAAAAGGTAAAATATTTAATATGCTTCATCCGAGTAATGCTCCATTACCCACACAAAGAGAGTTTTGGATATTAGAGAAAATAAATAGAACATTAAGATCTGCTGAAACAGAACTTGAAGAAACATATTTTAATATGCATTACAGATGGAAAATAAAGAAATAAAAGAAGAAAATTAAAGAAATTATGAAATGAGCAGTGTTAAGAGGTTTGTATTGAATGTGTTTACAAATGGTGAGTTAGATGATGTAGTAGTAGGATTAGAAGAAATTAATGAATACGTTACATCAACAATGCAATACCCAGTAGTAGAAGATAAACAAGATGAGTTAGTAGATCTTTATGAGAATGAAAGTGAATTAGAAGAATTTATAGATGAGTGAAAAGGAAGTATTTACACAGGAAGAGTCATTGAAGAAGACTCCTAGTGGTATTGAGTACAGTGAGCATAAGTTTGTACGTAATGATGGAGAAGAAGTAAATGTACGTTTTATACGAAGCATGAAACCAAGTAGATTGACTGAGGATAATGAAACTTTTGAAGAGTTTAAGATTCGTAGAGCTATGGTTAAGAAAGCTTTAAAGGAAAAGAAAGGTGGTAGATTATTGTGGAATCCGTATCCATTTGGTAAAGGTACTAAGGGATTGAGCTTTAATGATAAGAATGTAGAGGTAATGGATGCTGTAATAAAACAGTCTCAAAAGAAACAAGAAGAAACTGTAGATGCAGGAGAATAAATACTATACACCTACTTTAGAGGAGTTTCATGTTGGGTTTGAATACGAAATAGATTTTCATCCTAAAAGAGATGTTGATAATATAGACGAACTCAATGGTATATTCGATACTAAATTAGTGAAAACAGGTAAGTTTGAGAAGAAAGTATTCGATAGTACTACTACTGCTGACCCTCGTGATTTTACTAATAAATACTGGAATTTTAAATATTTAGTACGTAATGATTTAATAAGAGTTAAACACCTTACAAAAGAAGATATTGAAAGTTTAGGGTTTAAACCCGATTACGATAAAGCTTGGGGAGAACGTATGTGCTTTGAAAATGATTATTGTGCTTTAACTTACCAAGAAGAAAATAATATTTTACAGGTAGTAACTAGAAAAGATTACATTTATAAAGGGCTTATCAAAAATAAAAGTGAGTTGCAAAAATTAATGCAACAATTAAATATAAACATAAAAAAAGAAGTATAATGGGTAAGATTTTAGGGGCAAACGGAGAAACATTAAGTGAGATTAAAATAGATAAAGAAGTATTGAAGGGTAATAAGACTATTGATGCGAAAGTAATTGATGCACATATAGCAGAATTAGATGCTAAACAGGCTGTAATTAATGCTAGACCATTATTGAAATCTGAGGATATGAAGATTACACCAAGTGGTAGTATGATTATTGCTAGAGGATTTCTTAAACCTAAAGAAAAAAGTACAGTAATTAGTCTTGATAAGAAAGATTCTATTGTGCCATGTTTTGAACTTATGAGAGTAGGTCCTAATGTGAATGCTGCTAGAGACGGTATGTGGGCTACAATTAAAGAACGCTCTGCTGAAACAGTAATTAAATCTACAATGCCTTTTCAAGGAGAACTGTTTTACTTCTTTCAAGAGGTTGATATTATGTATTTTTATGATGAACAACCAGACCTAGATGATGTGTTAGCTAGTGGAACTACTATTGTAAGAGATCTTACAGAGTATGTTAAGATTGATAAAATGAGTAAGCTTAAAGCTAAAGTAACTGAAGTAGATAGTTAAATGAAGGTATACCCAGAGTACGATAGTTTGTTTTATAATAGCTCCAAAGGAGAAACCCACTGGTACAGTATAATGTGTGATGTAAGGGTTCTAAGAGATGGTAAATACTACTTATTTCTTGTAAGAGTAGATACAGAGTCTAATGGTAAGAAAAGAAATACAGTAGAAAAGAACTTTGCTTCTTTTATAAAAGCTGTACATGACGTAGTTTGTTTTGGTGACCCTACTGTAGAGATCAATTTGGGTAATGGTATTAAAAGAGGTATTAAATTAGACCCAGACCAAACAAGTGAGGTGGATAGACTTAAAGCAATAAAAGAAGCATGAAAATTACAATACCTTTAGAAGGTGATATGAGTTTAAAATCTAGTACTGAAGGTTGGTATCAAGTAGAAGTTGAAACTGCTAAAAAGTATGATATTGATTTAAAAGATTATAAATTGATGAATGTAACACATGGTATGGCAGAAAGAGGTAAGAATCCCAAACATAATATGAAGTTTGTAGATGCTTATTCTTTAGATTTAGCCGAAATATTTTATCAACAAAAATGAAATATCTTTTTGAAGTAGATAAGCAAGGTCGTATTGAATTTGCTCCACAAGTATTAGCTATTAAGGAGTTTAAAGCTTTGTGGAAAAATAGATTACCTAATGTAGAGTTAGCTGTTGATGAGATGTCTTTGATATTCTTTTTAGTAGATGTTAGATCTCCTTATATACAACATGAAGAAGAGGGTAGAGTAGTTGAGATATTATTGGATATTATGCCTCACAACTCTAAATGGAAACCTGATAAATTTGTATTAGCTGCTATGGAAAAGTACAAAGCAATGAGTAGAACTCCTTCTATGAACTCATTAGAAAGTGCTCTTAAAGCTCAAAAAAAACTAGATAAATTATTAGATAACATTAATCTTGAGGAAAGAGATTTTAAAAGTAATAAACCCATACATGACCCGAAGAAAATTCAGATGATGTTAAAAGATATGCCTAATCTTATTAAAGCCTTACAAGCCACACAAAGACTTGTTATGACTGAGATGGATGAGGATTTAGAATTACAAGCAGGTAGAGAAAAAGCTGAATTTGAAGATGAAGAAACAAACCTCTGAGATACCCTTCTTAGATTTACTATCTTTTGATAGTATGATGAAGATTAATTCCATTGAGGATGATAATGTTCGTGCTGAAGTTTTAGAAGCTGTACGTGATATACCTTTTTTGTTTAATCAAACTAAGAAGAATAGAAGACGTTTAAGCGACTATAAGAGGTGGGATGAACCATACAGCTATGATGAACGAGAAGAGACTTCTGATGGTAGGATAGATGTTAATATAACTGATCCTCACGTATTGGTTGATATGGATTACTTTAGAGAAAGAGCACTATACTTTCAGAAGCATGGTGTATATACTCATATAACTCCCAATAGGTATCAAGGTAGTAGGTATATGCGTTTCTGGAGAGAAGAACAAATTCGTTGTAGAGATGGTTATACAAGAGAGTCTGATGGTGAGTGGATTACTGGGTATCATTATTGGTATTTAAATTATAGTCCTATACAAATTACTGAGGACATTAAAACAAAAGAACAAAAGAAAGTTAAAAGTGTTACGAAGATGCGTAAAGCAGATCGTAAGAGAGATTTTCCACGCACATGGGATAGTGATTATTTGTGGTTTCATTACATTGAAAAAGCAGAGCAGAATGGTCATCATGTAGTTAACTTAAAAAGTCGTGGTAGAGGTTATAGTTATAAAGGAGGTTCTAGTTTAACACGTAATTATTACCATTACAAAGGTAGTAATTCAGTAGCTATTGCTTCTTCAGGAGATTATTTATTAGGTGATGGTATACTCAACAAAGCTTGGGATATACTTAACTTTATTGATAATAATACTCCGTGGCGTAAATCAAGAGATTACGAAGATAGAAAAGACCATAAGAAAGCATCTTATAAAGACCCTAAAACTAAAACAGAAAGAGGTATATTATCTGAAATTATTGGTGTAACTACTGGTGGTGATCCTGAAAGAGCAAGGGGTAAACGTGCTAAGTTAGTATTATTTGAAGAGTCAGGTAAGTTTCCACACTTTAAAACTACATTAGGTATTGCTAGACCTTCTGTAGAGCAAGGAAATAGTGTATTTGGTGTAATTGTAGCTTGGGGTACTGGTGGGACCGCTGGAGCTGATTTTGATGGTATTAAGGAAGCATTTTATAGTCCATCTACGTTTAATATGTTAGGTATTCCTAATGTATTTGATAAAAAAGTAGCTAAAGGTGCTCAATGTGGTTATTACTGCCCTGAATATATGAGTAGAGAGGGTTGCTATGACACTAATGGTAATTCAGATGTAATAGCCGCACTTATAGAAACATTTGCAGGTAGAGAAGTTATTAAGAAAAGTTCTAAAGATCCTAACGCACTTACACAAGAAAAAGCCGATAGGTCTATTACACCGCAGGAGGCATGTATGCGTAAAGAAGGTTCTTTATTTAATGTAGCAGACCTTACAATACATCTTTCAGACGTAGAAACTAGCCCTAAACAATACACCGATGCTACTTGGAAAGTAAAACTTACAGTAGAATCTGGTAAGATTGCATGGAAGTTAAGTGATAATTATCCTGTAAGACAATATCCTATAATTGAAAACAAAGGACTTGAGGGTTGTGTAGAAATATTTGAACATCCTATTGAAAGAGATGGAGGAGTACAATCTAATATTTATGTATGTGGAGTTGACCCTTACGATGATGATATTGCAGGTGGTCCTTCGTTAGGTTGTATACTGGTTACTAACAGATTAACTAGACGTATTGTAGCTGAATATACGGGTAGACCAAATACAGCAGAAGAATTTTACGAAGTATGTTATCGTCTTGCTAAGTATTATAATGCAAGAATTAACTACGAGAATAACAAGAAAGGTATGTTTCAATACTTTGATAGAATACAAGCTACTTATATGTTATGTGATACTCCAGGAATCTTACGGGATATGGAGATTACTAAAAAGATAGGGTTTGGTAATACTGCTAAAGGAACTACTGCGACTAAATCAGTAAATAATTGGGGTAATAGTTTAATACGTTCATATCTTATGGAAGCAGCTTATGCTAAAGAAGAAGGTGAACGTAATTATAGAACTATAGTATCTCCAGGAATGTTAAAAGAATTAATTGCATACGATCCTGAAATAGGAAACTACGATAGGATTGCTGCGTTAAGAATGGTATTAATATATATGGCAGACTTAGAAAAGTTTGGTGTAACAGACCTTGATGACCATAGTAAAAATAATAGTAAAAAAACAATAGATCCTTTCTTTTTAAGAACAAGAAAGTCATTAAACGATAGATTTGTAAGCTCTGGATCTGAGCATAACCATAAAAGACCAATAAGACAAAGACGAACATGAGTTTAACAGCAGGAACATTCCCTTCACAAAAGAAGAATGAAAAACAAAAAAATCAAAAGTGGGCAGAAGAATGTGTAAAGTCTGCTTGTGATGATGGTATTTATAGTAACGCATTTAATTCCGACTATAAAGCTATACGTACCAACATGGATTTGTACAACAATACGTTGGACATTAATGACATGATGGAAATGTGTGATCCTTATGGGATTGCAGGTGACGACATGCCTTTTAAACCACAACATTATCCGATTGCAAACAGTAAAATTAATCTTCTTGTGGGAGAAGAAATGAAAAAACGCTTTGATTGGAAAGTTAAAGTAATTAATGATGATGCTGTTTCAGAAAAAGAAAAAGCTATTACGGAAATGATACGTAAGCAGCTTATGGAAATAGTAACTTCTGGTTTATCTGAAGAAGAAGTTGCTAGAAAACTTAAAGAATTTGATAGTTATTTGAAGTTTGAGTATCAAGACATAAGAGAACGTAAAGCAACTCACTTACTTAATCATATGATTGAGAAAGAGAACATGAAGTATAAGTGGAATATGGGGTTCTTAGATGGGCTTGTAGGTGGTAGAGAAGTATATGCACTTGATATTGTAGGTGGTGACCCTAGAGTACGTAAATGTAATCCTGCCAATGTAGTAGTTGTACGTAAAGGATATTCTCCAGACATTACTGAAGCCGATAGAATTATTGAATGGGGATATCATTCTAAAGGTTCTGTAATTGATATGTATTTTGATGACCTTAAAGATAAAGAGGTTACGGAGATTGAAAACATGGGTCAAATAGATTCTTACAGTGATGATGGAGATATTGCTCAAGGTAAAGAACCTCACTTAATGGCTGGTACATTTAGTATGGCTACTGATACAAACGGTAAAATGGTAGCTTCTGATATGGTAGATAGCAATAAATTATTGAGGTTTGTAGATGATGATGGTTCTGTACTTGTAACTAGAGTAGTGTGGAGGTCTTACCGTAAGATTGGTAAATGTAAATATTATGAAAGAACTACAGGTGATGAGCTTTATAAGTGGGTTGATGAGTTTTATATTGCTAATGTACAAAAAGGAGAACTAATAGAAAAGTATATTTGGGCAACTGATTGGTGGGAAGGTACACGCATTGGAGAAAATATTTATTGCAAAATGCGACCATTTCCAGTAAAAGCTTATGGGATGTCAAATCCTACAGGTACATTATGTCCTTATGTTGGTGGTGATTATACGGTGGATGGAGAACCAACAACATCTCTTATGGGTAGATTAAAACAGTATGCTTACTATTATAATTTTATGATGCATAAGCAATGGGAAACTATTATTAAACATAAAGGTACTATTGGTTATTTAGATTTGGCTATGATTCCTGAAGGTATGGAGATTGAGGATGTATTGTATTATGCAGATAGAATGGGATGGTTACCTATTGATAGTTTTAAAGAAGGTCAAAAAGGACAAGCTACTGGTAGATTAGCAGGTAATCTTAACGCTAACAGAAGCCCTATGAATTTTGATATGGGTAATTACCTACAGCAAAACATGATGGTACTTAACTTCTTAAAAGAAGAAATGGGTAATATCTCTGGTGTTTCAAGACAACGAGAAGGTACTATTAGTTCTTCTGAGTTAGTTGGTAATACTGAAAGAGCAGTTACACAATCATCTCACGTTACAGAGATGTATTTTCACTTTCATGATAGAATTAAAGTATCTGTAATGAAAGCTATGCTTGAGGTTGCTAAACATGCTTATAAAGGACGCACAATTACTGTACAATATATTTTAGATGATATGTCACAAGTAATGTCAGAAATTGATGGCGATGAGTTTAGAGAAATAGATCATGGTATTTCAATTAGTAATAATCCTGATTACGCTAAGATTTATCAATCAATGCAGCAACTAGCTCAAGCAGGTTTACAGAATGATAAAATAAACTTTAGTCAAGTATTAGATATTCTAACAGACCCAAGTATTAGTTCTGTAAGACGTAAAATTGAAAGTGCTGAACAACAGAAAGTCCAACGTGATAGTGAAGCACAACAACGTCAAAGTGATGATATAGCTAAACAAGGTGAAGTAGCTAAACAAATTGAAGAGATGAAAATTCAAACTGCTAAAGACATGGAATTGTTTAAAGGACAGCAAGCAGCTTTTTTAGAGCAAGTTAGAACAGATGGTAATATTGACCTTGCTAAAGTTAATGGATTAATTCAACAAGCATTAAAAGATACTACTTCTGGAGACATGACAGATAAGCTAAATAATGATATTGAAAAGTTAGGTATTGCAAACGAACATGAATCAAAAGAAAATAATAAAAAGTTAGAAGTAGAAGAAAAAAAGATAGAAGCGAGTAAAAATAAAACACCGAAAAGTGCATAAGAGAGTTATTGTTTGTTGTGAAAAACACTTGACAAACGATGTTAAATGAGTTAATTTTGTATATTAGATGAGCGAAGTAATAGAAGAGATAGATGATTTTGAATTTTCAATAGATGGTATTGAAGAATCTACCGATACATTTGATGTAGATTTTGAAGGTGCTGATGTTGAAGTAAAAGATACAACTATAGAGCCTACTGTTAATACAGTAGAAGATAAAAAAACAAAAGTACCTACACCAAACGCAGAAGACGTTTTTGATGTAGATGAATTAGGTAATAGTTTAGTTGAAGGTAACAAAGAAGGTTCAACTAAAGGAAGTGACGATACTCCGTCCACCGATGATAAAGGGTTCTCTTCTTCTGATGGAGTTTACTCCAGGTTTGCCTCTGCCCTTTATCAGGACGGTATTTTAGAAGGTCTTACAGAAGAAGACATTAAGAACGTTAAAAATGGTAATGAATTTGCTGCTCTTATTAGTAAAACTATTAAGAATAATGAATACTCAGATCTAAATGATCAAGGTAGGCAATTCTTAGAAGCTGTTAGAGCTGGTGTACCTATTGAGACTATGGCTAAGATTCATAACACAGAAATGCAATTAAATAATCTTAGTGATGAATCTTTTATAGAGTCTGATGATGACGATGATGATTCTACAGAATCTAAACGTAACATACGAGAACAATTAATTACTAATGACTTACGGTCAAGAGGAATTAAAGAAAGTACTGTCTCACGTATGGTAGCTGCTTCTTTTAAAGAAGGTGCTGATGAAGAAGATGCAAGAAATGCTATTGAAAACCTTAGAGAAACAATTAAAACTAGTAAAGCAAGTAAGGTTGAATCAGCTAATGCAGAAAGAACACAAATGCAAGAAAGCAGAAATGCACTTGTAGACAGAATCATTAAAGGTGAAGAAATTATTCCAGGTATCAAAGTGCCTGAGAGTATGCGAAGTGAAATAGCAAAAGCTATGACAGAACCTACTGGTAGAGATGCTAATGGTAGATTAACAAACTTTGTAGGTGACAAGAGATCTGAAAATTCAGAGCTATTTGACACACGATTGAATTATTATATCAAACTAGGTCTTTTTAATGAAAAGCCTGACTTGTCTATTTTTGGTAAACAAAAAGCAAGCAGTGCTTTACAGCAGTTAGAAAAAGAAATTGGTAATGATATGATATATGAGGGAGGACGAGGTGCTTCTCTAAAAGGTGTTGCCGAGAGAGAAAAGGAAGCTAAGATGCTTTCATATCTTGACAACATGGAATTTTAATTTTTAATTTAATAACAGTAATTTAAACACGTAAACAAACAGATGCCACAATTTTCAACATTTCAAATGACAGATGCTCAACATTGGTCTGGTCTAACGACTGCAAACCACTTGTATAGTATCTATCAGGGAAAACCACAGAAGGCTAGTGATATCATGCGTAGGATTCATACTACAAACTATGGAACCGATCTTGATGCACAATTGTCAAAATATAAAACTAAAGTTCTTGACACTGATGACGACTTCACATGGGAGTTGATTGGAAGTGGTAAGAAAAATCTACCATTGATTGAAGCTCGATTGATTCCGAATGGTAATGCTGTAGCAGTAGGAGATGAGCCAGGAGTTCAAGTAACTTCTTTTTATCTATTGTTCGCAGAGAACATTTTTACAGCAGAGCATATTATCGTAGGTCATAAAAACGAATTGTATTCATTGCAAATTCAAGATGATCCGACAATGGATGGTACTAACTGGTTGTATGAGGTAAAACTTATTACAGGAGATCCAGACTTGTTTGTTCCAGTAGAGGAGCTTGCACAGAATACACGATGGAGTAGAGAATGGTCACTTGTTACAAGTACATTGAATACTCGTGGTGGTGGAATTAGTTACACTTCTCCATTTGCTATGAGAAACTCTTTTTCAATGATTCGTATGGAGGATACAGTTCCTGGAAACATGCAATCACGACCATTTGCTACTAAGTTTAAAGTAAAAGGTAATGACGGTAAATTGATGGATTTCACAACTTGGATTAATTACCGAGATTATGAATTTGATCGTCAGTATCGTCTTGAAAAGAATCGTCTATTAATGTTTGCACGTTCTAACAGAGGAACTAACGGTGAATATTACAATAAATCTAACGAAGGTTACGTTAAGAAGCAAGGAGCTGGTATTCGTCAGCAAATGGAAGCTTCTGGTGTAGAAGTATACAGTGATTTCTCTATTGAGTGGTTGCTAAGTGTATTAATGGATTTGTCTGAAGGAAAACTTCCTACTGATGATCGTCATTTTGTAGCACGAACAGGTGAGCGTGGAGCTGTACAGTTTCACTTAGCACTTGAAAATCATGCGCAATTGTTCGTACCATTGTTTGATGATACTCGTATGTTTAAATCTAGCGGAAACGGTGGGATGAAAGGTGTTTCTATGGCTTATGGTTATGGAGGACAATTCTTAGAATATATGGGACCAAATGGAGTTAAGTTCTCAATTGAGGTTGATTCTATGTATGATGATAGAGAACGTAATAAAATTCTTCATCCAGATGGAGGTGTTGCTGAATCTTATCGTTATGATATTATGGATATTGGTACAACCAATGGAGAGCCTAACATTCAAAAGATGACTGTTAAAGGTGAAGAGAATATTTGGGGGTATATGACTGGTATGAGAGATCCGTTCTCACCTGAAGGTAAAATGACTGTAATGAGTCACAAAACTGATGGGTATTACATCACTAAAGCATGTACAGTAGGGGCAGCAGTTTATGATCCGTCAAGAACTAAGTCACTCATTCCAAACATTCTTTGGTAATAATAAGTAGTAAATAATTTTTAGAAGAAGATTAAAAAGATGGCAAAAGAAAGTAATAATGGTAATGTAGCAGAAGTAGCCCCTCAAAAGGCTGCTTTTGCACTACCAAATAAAAAAGTAAAATTAGTACCAGTAATTAAAAAAGGATGGTTACCATCTGGACACGCTGCTGAGTTTTTGTTTCAAAATGCAATGAATACAATTACTTTACCTAGAAGTTCACGTACAGGAGCTTATATTAATCCTTTTACAAGCGAAGAACAATCTTGTATTGAAAATCATCCACAATTATCGTTTTCAGAAGGGGATCTTTCTGTACATAAAACAACTAATAATTATTGGAAAACTAAAAAAGGTATTGGTGGATTCAAACCTATTAAATTAGGTAAAGATGAAATTACATTAGATTTAAGTGATCCTATGGATTATATTACACGATCTGTATTGCTGGCTAATAAAGATTTAGTAGCACCAGATGCACGTTCTGCAAGAGGTAAAGCTTCTTATAAATATATGATTGTAGACCTTGAATATGAAGATGAGAAATTAGCTAACGAAGCAACTCTTGCTGGAGATGCTTATGGTGAGTTTAATAAGATTCGTGAAGATAAAGATAGCTTGAGTAATGTATTGTTTCTTTTGAAAAACGTAAGAGTTTCACCAAGTTCTAAACTAGAATGGCTTGTAGGTGAAGTAGGTAAAATTGTTCAAAAATCTCCTAAACGATTCCTAGATATTGTTAAGGATGAAGATATGCAAATTAAATTACTTATTGGACAAGGTATTGCAGCTAATGCAATTTTAAGAGATGGTACAATTTATCGTACTGCTGGAGGTGACTTGATGGGTAAAGATAACGATCAAGCTGTAGCCTTTATAAAGAACGATAGTAACAGTGATTTGGTTTCTGTAATTAGACATCAAGTCGATAAAGCAAATAATAAATAATGACAAACGCTGAGATTTTAGATTATATGTTGGTACGTTATGATGTAATTTCATCATCAGGTGCTCCAGGGTATGAAGACTCAGATCTTTCATTGCTTTTCAACAAGGCTCAAAAAGTATTTGTAAAGTCATTAGTTAATGAAGATGCAAATCCTGCTAAAAAAGGAGCTGAAGAAACTGAAAAACGAAGTAAAGATTTAGTTGAATTAAAAGATCACAGCGTTATATCAACATTTACAACTGGGGATCACGGTGCAGTTTCATATTTTGTGGAACTACCCGTGGACTTTTGGTTGACATTAAAAGAAGAATGTAGTATAACTTATAATAATATCTGTAACGTATCTGTAACGGAACGTGTACCAGTTAAACCTATTAAAGAAGATTACTACAATGCTAATATTAAGAATCCCTATAAGAAACCATATAGTGAACAACTTTGGAGACTTGATAGAGAACGTACAAATACTACGAATGCACTAAGTGCTACTAATTTAAAACGACATGAACTTATAGTATTTAACGGAGCAACTCCTATTAACTATAGAGTGTCTTATTATAGAAGACCTAAACAGGTTGATTTAACAAACATAAATGATTATTGTGAACTTGACCCTATGAATCATGAAAAAATAGCTGATATAGCTGTTGAACTTATGATGCAAACAACGGGGAGACCTGAGTTTCAAACAAAGTCATTTGAAAATAAACAAATAATAGAATAATGGGTAAAACAGCAAATAAAGTAACAAGTACAAATTTTAAACCTTCTGAGGGTGATGGACGTTTTCAAGTTTACTCTAAGCAGTTTAATGATCTTGTAGATGTAGTTAATGAAATCGAACCTACTGATGGTAATCTTGTAGCTAAAACATTGACTACAACAGGAATAAACACAGAGTCGGTAGAGCTTCTTGAAGCATATGCAGGGGGAGGTCAAGCAAACGCTACTCAAATTACAAAAAGAATTGCTGTTATTACTGATGTGGCTACAGAAGGAGATAGTGTAATCCTTCCCGTAGGTATTATGGGGCAAACTATTTTGTTATTGAATGTAGATGCAAAAAAAGCATACGTTTACCCTGCTATAGGTGAGTCTATAAATTACAAAGACGAAAACATCCCTATAGAATTAAATAGCTCAACTCCTGTTGAGTTGTTTTACGGAGGACAATGGGTAATTAAAATTGGCAGTCAAATAGTAAGAAAAAGTAATGATGTTTCTGAAGTAACTGTTGAAATACCTATTACTAAAGCTGATATTTTAGCTATGAATGGTAGCGAACTTTCTATTGTGGATACTCTTAATGGGGAATCTTTAGACTTTGTTTCAGCAGTGTTAATTTACGACAGAGACACAGCTAGTTATGGTGGAGGTGGAGATGTTACTATTAGGTATGCTGGAGGTGCTGCTGTATCAACAACTATTTCAGCAGCAAATTCTTTTGGTGCTTCGGGAGACAAAGTTTTTAGTTTTAATAAATTAAACGCAGCAGGAGGTTATACAATGCCTGTAAATACAGATCTTGTAATTACCAACGCTTCAGGAGCATTTACTGACCCAGGAACAGCAGCAGGTGTAGGTAGACTACATTTAACATACAGAATACACAATACAGAATTATAATAATTAACAAATCCTAAAAGTTTAGGTCGGTAGTAATATCGTATTTTTTTAAACTAAAAACAAAAACAAAATGAGCGCACCAAGTGCAATTAATAACTCCCAACAAATCATTGTTGGAGGAACACCTTCGGGAACACTAACAGCAGGAAGTATAAATTCTGCTGCTTTTAAAGCGTCTACAAACGTTGGGGAGATTGGTATTTTTGATAAACATGGAGTAAGACTTACAGAAGCTCTTGCTGCAACAGCTACGGAATTTGTAGTAGCAGTAAGTCGTGGAGCAAATCTTCCTCCTATTCAATCAGATGTAATTGTTAAATCAAGTATGTCTAATGTAGCACGTAAAGTATTTGCAGCAGCAACTGAACAAGTAGAGACTGTAGGTTACAACGGAACTTCGGGTTCTATTGCTGATATTGCTACATATGCAGGAGAACTTTATACAGATAGAATTATCTTTCAAATGTTCCAATCAGGTTCTGATGATGAGCGTATTAAACGAGGAGATTTTCAATCTTTAGCTACATCTACACAATCAGAAATTACTTTAGGAATGGTACAATCTCTTATTCGTAACTTCGATAGAGAAGTAAGTAATTCAGCAGGTCAAAAACCAGTTGTATTTAAAGCAATTTGTAATGAGGCTGTTGCATCGGCTAACTGTATGGATAGTGATTTAACTATTACTAAAGGTTCTAATTTAGTGTCTGCTTCTGGTGGAGACTATAACGGAGGTACTTTAGTTGTAGTAGGAGATTTTCTTAGAATCGCAGCTACAGATATTACAAACATCTTAACTGATGATGTATATAAAGTAATTGCTGTTTCAGGAGATAACTTAACACTAGATAGAAAAGTACAGATTGCTTCTGGTACTCGATCTAACACAGATGAAACCCAAGTAATTACTGCTGCTCAAGGAGCTGCTGCTGATTGGGGATATGTTAAGACTGCTACTGTACTTGATTACCGAGTTGGTAAATCTAAGTATAAGAAAGTACGTTTTGAATCTCAATTAAGTTCTTCTTTTGGTTCTACACCTGTAGTAGCTACAGCAGTTGCTTTTGAAGGTAACGGTACTATTACTAAGGTACAAGAACTTGAAAACTTCCTTAATGGATTTTCAGGAGAGCAATACAGAATGGGTCAACCATACTTGTTTGATAGTACTGATAATGTATTATCTAGTGCTGCTGTTGCAGGTGGAGGGTATGATATTATTACTCTTAATCACGAGCATGTACTTACTGGATTTGGCAAAACTGTTTCTAAAAAACAACTACTTTTAGCAGTTCCAGTTACAACACCAGATTACGCAACTGCTACTGGTGTTACGCAACTTACTGATGTATTAGAGGTTTTGGCAGGATTTTCTGCTGGAGTTTTAGCACTGTAATTAATAATTAAATTGGGAATACAGACACTCGAAAGGGTGTTCTGTATATCCCTTTTTTAATGTAAAAAACTTTAAATGGCTTTAATACCAACAATCAAAGTATGTTCTAAAAGTGGCTGCTCTAAAGTAACTATAACAGATACTACTGGAGCTTATAATGCTAGTACTAATCCTAATGGATGGGGTACTGATACTATAGATGCAGATGATACTGGATTTGCAGCTACTATTGCTATTACAAGCGGTGGGACTACTACTACAACAGATGTAGCTTCTCAAGTACCTTCTGTAGTAACTGGTAATTTTACTTATGCTGATATACCTGTAGCTTTAACAGATGGTTGGGTTACTATAGTATATACTGTAGGAACTACAGCAGTAGCAGCTACTTCAATAACTAAAAAAATATTTGTTTACTGTGCAATTAAATGTTGTGTAGAAACTAAAATGGCTTCGATGAAGGGTTTAGATCCTTGTAAAGATGCAGGTGAATTACTAAAGTATTTTCACATGTATAACTTATACAAAACAATGATATTTGAAGCCAACGGATGTAATTCAACAGAAGCATCTGCAACACTATTAAGATTACAAAAACTGTGTAATATTAATGCTGATTGTGGTTGTTCTTAATATATATAAAAATAAATAACAATGGCGTGTGAAGACGGTTGCTTTGATGAAAGCATAGAATTACAAACTGGTTTAACAGGAGCTAATGGTACTAATGGTACTAATGGTACTAATGGTGATGATGGTGATGATGGTGATGATGGTACTGCTGTATTAGATGTAGATCATGACTACGCTACAATGACTACTAGTGACCCTGGATATACAGGTGTTAAAACAACCCCCATTTATGTTAATACAGTAAATACTATTGACGATATTATTCGTATGGAAATAGATATTATTGGTGACCCTGTTGCTGATGTGGCATACGGTATAAAAGTAGAATTTGATAATGAAATAATGTTTAACTTTGATAACTTAATACAAGGTGGTGGAAATAATGCACTGTCTTTAGTTATTGATCTTATTGTTACTGATACTAATGCTGAAATAACTCCTTATGTAAATTACAAAACAAAAAAATCTTTTGGTAGGAGTACACAGTCATTATTAGAATTTAACACTGGTTTTAACTTTAATAGTTATATTGCTGCTAATACTGCTGCCATAGTTCTTAATAGTGGGACTAAAAACATTATAACTTATTTAAAAGCAAGTGGTGGTAATAGCGTATCAGTAACTTCTTATAAAGTATTTAAACTTCTTAGAGCATAAAATGGGATCAATAAAACAAAAAAATATAGGAGAAATAGTACTTACTACTGGAAGTACAGTAAACATTGATTCAGGAGATGTTACTGCATTTCCTTTCATGGTAGCTGATTCTTATGTAATGTATCGAGTAACGGGTACTAAAACACTTAGTGTTGCTGATTTTGTAATTACAATTTCAGGTTCATCAGGACCAAGTAAAAATACACAAATAGATATACTTTGGGAAGCAGTTGCAACTCCAGGTTCTAATGATGTAATTATAGCAGGAGCAACAATACCACAATCACTTGTAGGTAAAAACTTTATTGTTAGATGTACATATAATGGAGAAGCTTGGGTAGTAGTTATTTTAGCAGATTGGGAAGCTACATTAATTATTGATGCTGCTAGACTTAGTAATGATGCAGTTACTACAGACAAAATGATTGATAATGCAGTTACACTTGCTAAAATGGCAGGTTTAGCAAAAGGTCTTATTATCATAGGAGATGCGAGTGGAGATCCTTCTACATTAAATTTAGCAACAGATGGTAAGCTTTTAATAGGTGATACAACTAATGGAGCAGCTACTTATGTGCTCTCTGGTGACGTAACTATGAATAAAGGAGGTGTAGTAGCTATTGGAGCTGTTAAGGTCTTAGATGCTATGATTAATGATGTAGATGCTTCTAAGCTTACTGGTAGTATAGCAGAAGCTAGATTAGCTGCTAATTCAATAGCAAATACTAAACTTACACAAATTACTAAAATAGATTCTAAATACTCTGCTACAGCTACTACAGCAATTACTACTGAAGAAGTTCTTTGGACTAAAGCATTAGGAGCAGCCTTATTAAGTGCAGATGGTATGGGTGTTAAAATTGAAGCTTTTGGTACATGTGCAGCAACAGCTAATAATAAAACTATTAAATTAAAAGTAGACGGTAATGTTGTTGTAAATAACGGAACAACTACAGCACCCAACGGTAAAAATTGGCAAGCTGAATTAATAGTATTACGTTCAGGAGCAACATCTTCAGTATCTAAAGGTAGTATTTCATTTGATGGTGTAGCTGATGAAGTTGATACTTCTAAAGCAAGTATTACTTGGGCAAATGATATTAGTGTTTCTATAACTGGACAAAACGGTACTGCTGCTGCAAATGATATTATATTAGAACTAGTTGTACTTACCATCATTAAATAATACTAATGATAATACCAACTTCAATAAGCTCAATTAAAGCATTTTCAACTAACGCATTGATAGGAACTGGTATACCATTTTTAATAGCTTTTTTTACACCTATTACTGCATTATTATTGGGTGTAGGTTTTTTTACATTAGTAGATACATTTACTGGTATGTGGGCTGCTAAAAAACGTGGTGAAAAAATACACTCTCGTGCTATGGGGCGTACAGTAACTAAAATGTTATTTTATTCGTTAGCTATAATATTAGCACATGGCTTAGAAGTAATATTTATGCCGTGGTTGGCAGTAACAAGTGTAGTTGCTGGTTACATAGCATTAGTAGAATTTAGGTCTAATATGGAAAATATAGGATATATTACAGGTATAGATATTTGGAATTACTTACTTAATAAATTCGATGCGTTCAAACCCAAACAAATCCCCAAAAACGACCGTGAATAATTGGTGTCCTTATTCACCAAAAAGATGTACATGTCAAAATGAACAATCATGCCCAAACAAGCAAACACAATCTAAAAAACTTAGTAAATAATGCCATCTACTAAAATTCAAAAATATGCTAATAATAAAATTTGTTGTATTGCAACTAATGTTCATAAATCAGATAAAAAACTGAAATATGGGCTTGAAGAAGCAGCATGTCAAATTAATAAAGATACAATAGCTAATATATTTTTAGAAACTTTAATGTGTAATCCTGTAGCTTCTGATAGTCTGTGGTATACAGCTACAATATCTACAAAATGGGTTGATAAAAGTTCTCCTGCTTATACTTATGGAACAGATACCACATCAATTAATAACGGTTCTATTACTAGTTTTGACAACAATAAAGTTCTTATGTTTAATGTAAATGGAATATTTAATAGGGCAGATAACGATATTGCAAATGTAGAAATTTCAAAAGCTATTGTTGCAGAATTTAATGCACAAAACGCAGACGATATATTTTTAACTTATGTTTATAATACCACAACAGATTTATATGATTTTACGTTTGTTTGGAATGAATCATGGGGTAATGATACTAATGTGCCAAATATTTTAAGTATAGGAGGAATGTTTAATAGTCTATTTGATACTACTGGTACTGTTAGAGCTATAACCGTTACAACAGTAAAAACAGATAATTGCTTAACTGAAGTACAACTTTGTGATTTAAAATCATGGGTAGATAACTACTGTAAAAGTTGCTAATGATAAAAATAAAAATAGATAGACATTACGA